CTGGCACCAGGCCCCAGCCCTTTAGCTACAACCCTAGTAGATGGTACACCCCACGCGCGCTTCGCTCTAAGGCGAGGCCAGAGTGCGTGTTCGAAAGGCTTAAGGCGAGTCGCAAGGTCCAGGTTGTACCGGTACGATCTGGGAAAGATCATACGCGGCTTGGCAAACTTGGACATGCCATTAAACTTCTCCGCCTTAAGGAAAGCTGAGAGACGGGTATCGTGTCTGGCCACGGGCCCGTCCAGCCTCAAACTCTCCTCAGCCTTCAAGTACCTTTCGCGAAGTTTTCCCTTATAACTCATCGCGACATCATGGTGTGTACGAGTTTCCACGCCCAGGGACCTAGCGACCTGCCTCAACCAGGCATAAGCAGGTCGCATAAGTGCCCGCCCCTCGGCAGTGGCGGAAGGAGTACACTTGAGAGATCTTAAAAGAAGGGCAGCTCTCTCGTTGCAACTACACACGGAATGCACGTTGGGTACCCAACAACCCGGTAAATTGACCGTGCAAGCATTGAACATGGCTCGCTTCCCTTTCAGACAGCCACTCTCGCCCCTGAACTGCAGGGTGGCGTCAGGCCGAAGAGCCTCATCACAAGGCCCCCAGCAGACACCTTCGAGAACAGAGTAGCCCCCCTATTCGGTTACGAGTGCGCGGCCGGTGTCAATCCATGGGTTATAGCCGCGCAGGCCAAACCAGTTCTCACCCATGGATTCTCTTGCTGCTACACTGGACAGGATGCCTTCGCCGGCCTCCTCCTCACCGCCCTTGACAAAAGCCAAGCTCAAGGTGCCAGGGAGGCACAGCGATGCGAAGTAGTCGGAGATCCGCTTTTCTCTCATCCACTCTACGGCACGAGTCCGTAGGGCAGACAGGAGAGCGGCGGACCGCTTCCTATAGCAAGAGTACAAAGATAGCCGGGCAACGAGCCCCGGCAACAGGTTCACCTCCCTGTCACCCAGAATCACACGTACGTAGGGTACGTCATCAGCATCTGGGTCATCTAATTCGCAGAAGCCGCCACCAACGACTTTTGCTCCGTCGGCCAAGAACGCGGACAACCAATCAGCAACATCCAGGTCGGCCCCCTCTCCGGAGAGGTCTGGTCTCCACCGTCCAGAGAGTACCGCACCCAAATATCCCTGACGAAGTCCTAGGGAGCGCACAAAAGCGTGCTCCCAACGTCCTCGCCTCCTGAGCCTGAGCCTACCATGGCTCGAGACGGGCTCGTCCCGCCTCAATCGCTCGCCAATAGTGCCCTCTGCCCTGGGCAAAAATTGACTATCGCTACAAATAGCGTTATAGGCAACAATTCCAGCCGCGGCCGCCATGGGTACGCCGAACTTCGCAGCCTGGTAAGCGAACTCACCAGCCAGCTTGGTTCCCGCAACCAGAGATGGCGTCTGGAATGCAACCTCAGACATCGTAAACGTCATATTGGCATGAAGGTGTGGGCCACCACCCCACCGGTTCTTTTCCCGGGCGCATCTTTCACACCCCGCAGCCCTAGCTCCTGTGAGCAGTGATAACACCGGGCGCTGTCACGC